GCCTATGGTCAGGCTACCAGCTACATTCATAGGAGAGAAGGTATAGCGGCCCCCCATCGCTATCCAGTAGCCACTACTACCCGCCACGATATAGGGAGTTACTGCTCCATAGCTAACTGCCGAGTCCCAAACATATATAGTATATAGATCATTATTTGCTGAGACCTGATATGCCAGCAGCATCGAGCCAGCACTCTCGCCATAACTGGCCAGCTCACTACTCGGATCATCTATGTTGGCCACACTAACCGCCTGTAAGGACCCCGTCAAATCACTCAGACGAACCACATGATTTGCCAGTGTCGGAGCAGTCTGCACAGTCACAGTGCCAGAGAAGTTTGCCGGCCCTCCCCACAGCAGTTCATTAGAATCCGGAGTTCCAGCGGAACCTTCACTTCCTCCGGCCATCTTTCCACTTACCCGAACAGTAGCAGCAGAAAGAAGCAGAGAACCATCTCCGCCTTCAGCAGAAGCATCTATATCTAGATAAGCATTCCCTGCAGTTAGCCGAAAATCTGGATCAGATCCAAGAACATCTATATGTGTCGCACCATCGCTGACAATTCCGAAACGCAGCTTTGCATTGACATCATACCAGATTTCGAACTGTTCGCTATTATCAACTACTCGAAGCTGACCGTTGAGCTGAATGAGGCCTGCACTCTGGTCGATAGCAATCGCGTTGTTCATGCCGCCGACCGTCAGGTTGTAGTCAGCATCGTCGCCGGCGATCATCTCGGTCAGAGAGCCATCAGCCTCGAGCTGACGAAGGACGCTATTGTTAAACGCTCCCTGCTGATAGAAATTCAGGGAGTTGAAGATGATGTTTGTTGCTTCCAGGTAGAGCGAGCCGGCCGAGTCATCCGCCCAAAGGAAGCTGGTCATGTTCTTAGTTGAAAGCGTAAAGTCTGGGTTGGAACCCTCGGTCGTCAGAATGGTTCCACCGGTGCCCCCAATCTCAAACTTGAGGTAATTGCTGGCGTCGTAGCCCAGGCGGAGCTGCTCGGGAACCGGTAGCCCACCTATCGTAACGGATCCAGCGATGTTCATTGGAGAGAACGTATAACGGCCGCCAGTAGCGATCCAATATCCACTGCTTCCGGCAACTATATAGGGGCTAACAGCCCCATAGCTGACGGCTGAGTCCCACATATAAAACGTGTAGAGATCATTATCTGCAGAAACTTGTCTTGTGACAATAAGCTTCCCAGAGCCATTATCTAGACTAGCAAGCTCTGCACTCGGATCGTCGATATTAGTCACATCAACAATTGTAACTCCACCAGCTAGAACCGCCGCTGTCACATCTGCAAGCCTAGCAGCGTGACTTGGATCTGTTGGAGCAGGGACAATAACAGAATCTGTTCCAAAAATTGCAGAACTTGCAGAGTCATCTATAACAAAAGCCTCTTCTACATGCTCAGTTGAGAATATAAAGTCTGGATCTCCGCCCCAATTTAGAAATGTCCAACCATTTCCAGAACCGCTTATAGATAGGAATGTTGCCCCACCAGGCGTTTCAAGAGCAAGCTGATTTCCAACACCTCGAACCTCAAGTTGAGGACCAGTGTTAATAACTCCAATACCAACCTTCGATCCAATAAAGCAACTGTCTCCGACGCTTAAGTCAGAAATCGTTATTTGCCCGTTAAGATTCAAATTCTGTGCTACATAGCGACCAGCAACTGCAACCCAAAAGCCTCCAGATCCTGTTACCACATAGGGAATATTCTCGGTAGCTGAGGTGTCAAACTTATAGATCGTAACTTCATCTTTTCCAGCCTGAGTCTTATAGGCTATCAACAAACTTCCAGCAACACCAGTTTTAGAAAGAAGCTCAGCACTCGGATCATGAATATCAGCGACAGACACCGCCTGAATTGCATTAGTAACATCCGACAGCCTCGCCGCATGATTAGCAGCCGTTGGGGCAGGAATAACTACAGACGCTGTTCCAAAGATCGCTGAATCTGCGGCATTATCAATAACGAAAGCATTTCCAATATCTAGAGTATTAAAAACTAGATTCGGATTATTCCCTCCAGCCAAAAAAGTCCAACCTGAACCAGCGCCATCTATAGTCAAACTACTCAGACCATCATTGGTTTGTAAGACTAACTGACTTCCATCTCCTCGAATAAGAACCTTAGGTCCTCCGGCGTTCACAACTCCTATTCCAACTCTCGATGCTATAAAGCAACTGTCTCCAACACTTAGATCTGAGATAGTAATCCAACCATTTAGATTCATATTTTGAGCAACATAACGTCCGGCAACTGCGATCCAATAGCCACCATCTCCCCTTACTACGTAAGGAATATCCTCAGTCGCATCTAAGTCGAACATATAGATTGTAGCTTCATCTTTACCTGCAAGAGAGTTGAACGCTACAAGCAGACTTCCAGGAATACCACTCTTTGAACCAAGCTCGAAACTTGGATTATGAATATTCGGAACTTCTACAGCCAGAATAATATCCGTAACATCTGATAGCCTAGCTGCGTGATTTGGCTCCGTAGGCTCTGGAACCGTCGCACTATTCGTAGCAATAAAATCTGCAACCGTCACCGTCCCGGTTAGATTCACATTCTGGTTCACATAACGCCCGGCAACGGCAACCCAAGTTCCATCAACACCATCAACCTTATAAGGAACATTCTCCGGCCCTCCACTAGGATCCCAGACATAAAGAGTGCTTTCATCAGGACCCTCTGCCGTTGCCTTATGAACCATCAGAAGACTTCCAGAGACACTTCCCCCCAGCAAATTCAACTCTGCACTCGGATCATGAATATTAGCGACAGGAATGGTTTGCAAGATACTCTCAACATCCTGCTTCCGCATAACATGAGTCGCTTCCACCGGCGTCTCCGCCACAAGCATCTGGCTATCCGTGCGGATGCCCTTCAGCGCAGTTCCATCTATTGCATAAATATCAGTATCATCAAACAAATAAGGACCGACTGATCCAAGCCAGACTCGCTTCTGTGCCACTGTTGTTTCTCCAATCGCTAATGTCCCAAAATGGGACAAAACTTAGATGCATCCAAAAGCAGGAAGCTTCTCTTCCCTTTCGTCCTCAGCCAACAGTTCTGCAAACTCGTCATCTTCTACAGCTTCACGGCCGGAGTTCCAATACATATATCGCTCGCCACTTTCGAGCATCTCGATCGTATAAGCAGCAGCGTCCATTGCATCTTTCAGCTTGCTGGCGGGAAAGGTCAGGAGCTGCTGCTCCAGCGGAGCCATCGCTGTTTTGTTGTGATAGATAAGACCTTGACGGTAGTAAGGAGCCAGCATCGCTATTCGAGAGTCCTTATCTTGGCCGCCTCGAGGCTTTAGCTCAACGAGTTCAATAGGCTGGCGCCGGCGAATGATCTCGTTTCGGAAAGGCTGCGTGATGAATTCATTCAGGCTTGTTACCTCAATACCTACCACACGAGCCCGCAGGCGGAGAGCCATCTCGAAGATTTCACGATACATCTCGTCTGGGTGGAGCTTGTCTAGAACGAGGTCTCGAAAGTAGATAGCATTCGTTTTCAGATTGATGCTGACGCCTAGAATTGCTGAGTCACAGCTATTCATCTCGACCGTCTTAGCTGGGTCTACGACTATGAAGCTCTCTACATCTTCGTTTTTCGTCAGCTGCTCTTCAGATTCCTCGTAGTATTTGAAATACTCCTGGCGGAAAATCTTGTCGAAGCTGGAGATTGGTTGGTTTCTATACTCGCGGAAGAAGGTGTCTGCTTTTCCCTGCCGCTTGAAGGACTCATAGAGCTTCCGAATGTATTCATCTGTCATCATCTCAGGCCACTTCGAGTGAAAGCTGTCATCACAGATTTCAAGCCTTACGCCATACCAGTCAGGATCTTTTAGAAGATCATTCAGTAGGCTGTCTTCATGCAGAATGGTGCCTAGAACTACAATCTTCCATTCTTTCGATCCTCGGTCGATGCAGTTCATTAGGTCAGCGTAGAACCACTCCTTAGTTTTCTTTCTCTGATCCTCACTCATAACAGCTTCAGGATCTTCAAGGTCGTCGACTAGAATAAGATCTGGACGGCTATTCCGAAAGAGAAGACCTCGGATCTGCTGGCCCGAACCACGAGGCAGCACGTGAACGCCTGTGTTAGTGACCCAACCATCTTTGGCCCAGCTATCACTCCTGAGCTCACCAAACAGACTCTTTACGAGAGGGTTACTTTCAAGCTCGAACTTTAGGTTCTCTGTCTGCTGAATGGCGCTCGTCGCAGAGCAGCTAACGCTAACGATGAACTTGTTATCACGGAACAGAATCCTCTTCGCCGGCACCGCCAACGTGCAGATAGATGTCTTTCCGATTCCTCGAGGAGCTGCGATCGCTATTAGCTGGCTCTCACTATGGTCGATAATGTCGAAGATCTGTCGATGAAGCTCATCGCTGAATGGGCGATGGAATCTATCAGGAAAGATTATCTGGGCGAACGCGGCAGTATCTGCATAGCACTTCGCCAGAAGTTCTTCCATCTGTTGGAGGTTATCAGCTGTCATGGACATACAGACTACCTCCATCAGAAAGCGTTAGCTGGACTCCATTTGGAGTGTCACTTGCCGCCCCAAGCTCCAGGCTTCCAACCGTTAGAAGATTCTGCATGTGGCTATCATAAGTGGCCTTCACCCAGCTGGCATTACGGCCGGCATAGGTTAGACGGACTTCATCCACTAAACCAACGAACGAAGTTCCATCATAGCCGTCCCGGCCGTAGGGACCCTCAGAGCAGATGTAAAGAGGTTCTGCTCCTTCATCGTCTGATTTCTCCGTGAACACGATGTCACTGCCGGCCCATTCCGTAGTCAGTGGATATTCAGTCCCATCTACATAGACGTAAAACCTGTTGAGGTCCTTATCTCGACAGAATACCAAGTGATGCCACTCGAAGTCGCTGAGTAGTCCAGTAGGACCAACGACCTCCAGAATGTTTTGGTAGTCCCACTCCAGAGCGACGCCAGAGTCCGTGACGTAGAAGCAGATCTGACTATTTCCAAGCAGAATGAAGCGTGTCGCCCCACTAGCCGCCTTAAACCACGCCTCGATTCGGAAACTATTTTCTCCTATCTCAAGACCTGTGTTAAAGCGAAGATAGTGATCGCTTCCATCCCACTCCTGACAATATCCTACTATTCCATCAGCACTCTCAGTAGGTGGGCCTACTCTTTCCAAAGTAGTATGACTGGCGCTAGAGTCAAGGAGGGTCCGGCCGGAATCTGCTATGAAGCTCCCGCCGCTGGTTTGCTTATATTGAACTCTGGCGTTCTTCCATCCAATAGTTCCATTGTAACCACCAAGATCTTGATACCAGCGCAGAAAATCTACATTAGAATAGTCTATCGCATTATGGCCCTTAGCGGCACCAACTCCAGAAAAGCCACCGACTTTCGCGATAGGTTCCCATAGTTTTATGATCGTATGAGGAAGCCCGACGTAGCCGTTCTCTTCATGATCCTTGCCAGCTGCTCGCGTCATAGTTATATCATTTGAATCGTCTACGCTTTGGACAGTTCCAGGCAGCTGATAGTCACCTATTTTGAGAACGTCTCCTACCTTCACCTCACTCGTAAAGCGGGTTCCTTCACCTTCTACATTCTTAGAACCAGACTCGCAAGTAAGAACTCCACTTAGCAAAACTGGCCCAACTGCTCGAACTACATGGACTTCTTCTACCCCTGTGTGGTCTATCGTAATCCCGCCGTTGATGTTTACCTCAGCCTCATCTCCAACAGTCGTTCCACTTCTTCGGAGCAAATAACTGCCCTCATCACCGGAGACAGTCCCTGTCAACGCTTCCTCGTCTACATCAACCCACAGCCAGTCTCCGATCATTGTTAGGTAGAAAGTCTTGAAGTATTCTGCAATTCCTCTATTCCTTAGATACCCGAGAGGACTCCGGATTCCGCTTTCATCAGGAGCACTAGCACTTCCAATCTCCAGGAACCCTTCTGGGCCGATTCTCTCAGCCACGCTGCTTCGGAGATCTATGATCATATGAGGGTCAGCGGCGCTGATAAGCGCGAAGTTAGCCATATTCGCCGGACTATCATTGAATTTCTTTGCTGCAATGGCTTCGCCAGTCTTACTCACCGGCTGGCTATACTGATAACCAGCTTCGCTCTTACGCTCGATTCCTAGAAAGAGTGGGACTGTCGTCCAGTCGCTGTTGTCCATATGAACTACGCAAGAGTATTCCTCCCAAACGCCGGCAGGATCACTGTAGTCCGTTGCAGTTGGAGTTCCCGTAAAGTAGATATAGAATACCGTCGCTCGCCGAGAACTGAGAATAGGAATTCGAACATAGAATGCTGCTGTTTCCGCATCCTCTGTAGAGTCATACCACAGCTTCTCAAAAGGTAAATAGTCTGACGGCCCAGCCGGATTCTCTTTTGTGGAGAACCTAATATCTGAGCCGTCAGACCCCGCTTCGCTGAACGGGAAGTTATTCCCATCTAGGAGGAGCAGAAGCGGAAACTTGTATAGACTAGCTTCTACTCCGCTGGCCGGCACAGTCACACTAACTCGCTTCGACCAGCTCTTAGCTGCGCTAGCATTTCTGAGCAGAGGCTGTCTCACATGAATAGAGCCATTGCTCTGTAGCTCTGCAGTTCTACGAAGAAGTTCGTCTGACTTAGATAGAGACATTCTCTGACCTTAAGTTAGAATCTGGAACAAACGTGACAGGAATCGCTTTCAAGTTAGAAGCTGCGCTTCTCCGCGCTGCAATAGACTTTTGGATCTTTGCATGAACAGCTTCCAGCGAACCGAAGATATCTAGAAGCGGCTGTCCTAGAATGCTTTCAGCATACTCGACAGCAGCATTCCGAAACTGCTCCCTTTGAGTCTCACTGAGCTTCACTCCAGCCGCCTTCGCAGGCTTCGCCAACCGTTGCCAGACCGCCTCAACGCCCGCGTCCACAGCATCCTCAGCCCGCTTCCGAAGGGCTTCTTTCTCTTCCAACTGCCGCTTCTTCCACTGTAGCCATGTAATAGCGAACGCAATCAAGACGCCAAGAAGCTTTATGAAGTTGTCTAAAAGAGCTTCATTCGCTAGAAGTTTCTCAATTAGCCGGCTCATTCACGATCACTTTTGTCCCAAAATGGGACATCCCTTATGGAAGTGCTTCGATAGATGGAGGCACGGCGGCTGCTGCAGCGGCGGCAATAGCGGCCTGCACGGCGCTAGAGACGAGAGCTCGATAGAACTCAGCCGTTCCAGCGGCGTCACTCTGGGCTTCGCCATTGATTAGAAGGTTCCAGCTGCCCGCAGCGTCAACAGACGCCTGGGCGCTGCCTTCAGATAGTTTCTTTCCGCCCGGCGGAACGCTTTCTTCGATAGAGAAAGTAATATAGCCACCTTCTGCGTCGACCTCTTCGTATTTCATGTGGTAGGTGGAGACGCAGCCAGCTGCTAGTAGGCTGATTAGGAAGGCGGGAAAAGGGCATCTTAGTAGATGCATCCTTCGGATGCCTGTTAGAGAAAGGAACTTCATGGCTTCGTAACTTCCCGCTCCAGAGTGACTTTCCCCTGCATCAAGCGGATTACATTTCCGGCGTTTGGAGCTGGTGGATAGAGCTCAAGATCATAGAGTGCTGTGTAGAAGGAGAGCCCACTAGTGGTGCCTTCGGAGATGTCGATAGTGATGAGGCCGCTAGGTCCAGTGATTGTGATTCCGCCGCCGCCTGTTGAGAGAGAAAGCAGAACAGCTGAGTCATATCGCTTGCGGACTTTCAGGGAAGCTGTGTAGTTTGTCAGATCTATGGGATTATCAGAAGAATCTCGCCAATAGATGTTTCTCAGAAAGCGAGCACCTTGCTCGATAATGAGATCGTAGTTGGCAGCAGGCATCTTCTTTTCGGATTCCTTCGAAGATCTGATAGAAACTAGCCTGTTCTAAGACGAACCAGCAGGGTAATTACGACAAGACCGACTGAGATCAGACTGATTCCGATAGATATTCGGCTGTTATATGTCGCAGCTCGAATCACATCGTCGAACTTATTCTCTAGGCGCCCCACAGTTGTTTTGAAGTCTATCTTGGCGTCGCCCAGGTCCTCCTTTAGAACATCTACACTTCTCTTCACATCATCCAGCTCCCTTCGGATTCCAACCGTTAATTCGCTTCCAAAAAGAGAGCTTTCGAGTTGCTTAACGACAGAAGTGATTTGTTCAAGAGCTGAGCATTTGTTCTTATCGAAATCACAATTCTGCGGCATCTTCTAGGCTTTCGGAGTCAGACTCAGCAGAGTTTCTGGCTGCTGGTGAGGCTTCGACGTCTACGTCTACGACTAAGCCGTTTTGCCGAGCTCTCTCTTTGATGCGCTGCAGGGATTCTTCTGGAAGATATGCTACCGCATGTGCGACCTGGTGACGTGAGGGGGCTGCCGTGCCGGCTCGATCTAGAAGATCAAAGCAGATCTTTGCACGAACCGCTGCTGGAGTAGATTCATCCTGATACATTTCTTCCAGTGCGTCAAGCACCTGCGGGGCCATTTCTTTGACCCTTTTGGTAACTTCCTTGACAGCAGCATTCGCGTTGTTCTGGAGCTCTGCCAGCCGGGCCCGACCGAGGTCTGAGTTCCGGACATAGCTAACAGCTACTGGCGTGATTCCGAGCTCTAGCGCAATCTGTTTATTTCTCTGGCCTAGAGCTAGGCGACGAAGAATCTCTTCATGCTGTTCCCAGAGCACATTCACCTTCTGCTGAGCCTCTGGATTTCTCCTGGCGTCAATAGCGCGAATCTGCTCCGGCGTCATAGCATGACGAGACAGGCAACTGGTATCTTCCAGATCGCCTGTGGCAAGCATTCTTCTAGCGATCTCGA